CCTTTAAGTCTGCTGGAAGAATTGTATCTTCAACAGTTTTTGGTCGATACTTTTCGACCCACAAGAAATCTTGTAGCATGTGTTCACCTTATCATAACATAAAAATATATTCTAACATAAACGATGTTAGAATGCAAGTAGAGTGTTACTTAGCCACACTCTCATAAAGAGACTCAACGTCATCTTGTTCTTGTTGAACTTCGGTGAAGTTTTGTTTGTGATAAATCTTTGCAAGTTTGCGAGTATACTTTTTAGGCAACTCAAATTTATCTTCTACTGTAGTGAGAATGTCTTTAATCAAATCACGCTCTGCTTCAATGCGAGTGAGTGAGTTTGAAATTTCGACAAGTGCATCCAGAATCTTTTTACGATCTTCTGGTGAAGACGGAACAATCACGTTACTCATAATATTAACCTTCGTACTTAGAGCCAGCTTCAGTAGCAATCCAATATTCAATTTGGTCTGTCACATGTTTGAAGTGTGAGATACCTTTAGATGAAATTGCAACATCATAATTACCAGGCACCATCTTGAGATTTTCTGTATTGAAAATCATTTTGAAATTGGATGAAGTTTCACCAACTTTGATTGAGAAGTTATCAGAATCACTATTCTTAACATCTAGTGCAGAGAGAGAAACACTTTCACCATCACCAACAACAGCGATGTTTGGAAGACCTAAGATGCCAGACATTTTCAATACTTGATTCATATCGTCTTTTGTCAGCCTAAAATTCACTTCGGAGTTTTCGATCTTCAACTCTTTTACAGGTGGTGCCACAATCATAGACTCATCTGCAAGTCCGTATGTAGTTTTGGATGTACCAGATTTAACTGTGAGATTATTTGCATCAGTATTGATGACGATCTCAGGATCAGTTAAAGAACTGCAAAGCGAAAGAAATCGATTCAAGTCATAGATGACAAAATCTTTTTCGAATGTTTCTGTTATTGTAGCTTTGCCAAGTACGTTTTGACCTTTGGAGATCGTTCGTACTACGGAGCCTTCTTTGAATTGCATACCAGCATTGATTGTCGCAAAGTTTTTAAGAACGTTGATTGTTGATTCACTTAATTTCATTTTCATTTCCTTCATTTAAGTCATGTACGTGTAACATGATTATAGCATAGTGTAAAATTTTTAGCAAGTCTTTACGATTTCTTCCATCTTTCTTGCCATACCTTTGTGCATATTTCAGCACATTTCCAATACAGAATCCTTCACCATGTCCACCATCAATGATGAATTCTGTTGCTTGAAATTTGTCACGGGAATAATGTTGCCCGTATGTTGAGTCAATGTAAGACTTCAGTTCCGATAAAGTCTTATCTTCATTATAACGATAGTCGATCATTTCAGATTTTCAGATACATTTCGTTTCATAACATCATCACCAGCAGTAGGTGAAACATTGATTGCCGCAAGTGCTTGCAAAGAACCGCCAAAGATATAACTACCAGCGTGTTTCAAACGCAACCATGGAAGTAACCATACTTTGCCACCAGATTTACGCATCCATTGACAGAACATATAATCTTCTGAAAGATAACGTTTTGTGTCTGGACAAATAACGCAATCAAAGTAAGCCATGATTTCTCTGCTACCATCAAAGTTTGCAGTACGTACATGATCTGGTTTGTAACTTTGTCCTGGAAATGCTTTGTCGTATTTTTGAAGTGCTTCACGGGTAATCAACATGAAACCTGTGCCACTTTCTTTCACTTCAATTGGCTCATCAATTCTGAATTGAGTTACGCCATCTGCTGGATTGAAAACAAAGTCACCAACAAATTCTTCTAATTGATTTGGATTCTTATCTGCGTAGCCCTTGTCAACTGCAACTTTAATCTTTTCCCAAGAAATTGCTTTCTTCGGATATGGTCCACAAACAACATCCATGTCATCACGGGTTGCCGCAAAGTGCATCAGCACTAAAACGTCTTGAGGCTCAAAGTGAATATCGCTATCGATAAAAATCATATGGTCATAACCACTACGAACAAACTCATCTGTCAAATAATTTCTAGCACGTTGCACTAGTGATTCGTTGAAGATGAAAAACAGTTTAGCCTCAATACCATATTTGGTACAGAGAATCATAAGGTCTGTAATTGCTTTAGTGTAAGCGCCGTGGCATTGCCCGCCATACATTGGTGTTGCAACAAAAAGTTTTTTTGTTCTCAGTTTCTGAATATCAAGTTCAAATTGCATAGTCTCTCCATACTGTTAAATTAATCTATACTATTATATATAAAAAAAGAGGCCACGTCAAGTGGCCTCTAAAGGCATAATTCAATTATGCCAAGGAGATTTAGAACGGTACTTCATCCTTGTTTGTTTCGGACTTCACTTCGGCAGTCGGATCAATACCAGCATCAATCTTGGTATACAAATCAAGGAATGCAGTTTTTGTTTCACCATCAAAGCGGTTGATACAATACTTGATTGCTTCCATCTTATCATTGAAGATGGTGTATGCTTCGGCAATGTGAGACAAACGGCGAGTGGAGATCAATTCATCGATTGCACCTTCTTCGAAAGTTTTACGAATGATATCAGCCCACTTCACAAGATTTTCTGCGAATGCTTTGTCTGTGATACCAAGGCTGGCAAACAACTTAGTCAAAATCTTTGTTTCAACTTTCGTATCAGGATATTCTTGCTCAACTGTAATTGGAAAACGCTCAAGGAACGCATCATCAAGAATTGTGGCTGCCATGTAGCGACCAGTTTCATCACCTTTACCTTTAGTGTTTGCAGTAGCGATAATGTTGAAGCCCGTAATTGGTTCAACGAATTCACCAGTTTTCTTAACGAACAAACCTTTGCCTTCAAGTACACCTTGCAAGCACATTAGTTTATTTGAACCACGATCAATTTCATCAAGAATCAAAACAGCACCAGACTTCATTGCTTGAACAACTGGACCATCAAACCATTTTGTCTCTCCGTCAATCAAACGGAAACCACCAATCAAATCATCTTCATCAGTCTCGGGTGAAATATTCACACGGAGACATTCAACTTTCAATTGGGCACAGGCTTGTTCGACCATGAAAGTCTTGCCGTTACCAGAGAGACCAGAAACAAATACTGGATAAAATTTCTTTGATGCAACAATACGTTTCATGTTGTCAAAGAATCCGAAAGGAACATACAGAGAATTCACTTTAGGAATAATTGCACCCTCTTGCATACGTGCAACGGATGATATTTTTGCTACTGCCTTTGCAACAGGAGCCTTGATAGGTTCGGAGATTGGCATAGATGAAATTGGATCGGATTTGACTAGTGCAAGACCAGCCATGTTAATGTTGAATTCTTGAAGAGGCAATTGATACTTGCCTCGGGCTACTCGGTATTGTTTGCCCTCTAACCAAACTTGGCGTTTCATTCCAGTTTCTTCAGAGAGAGTCACCAGTTGTTCGTGGGTTACAACTTCACCAAAACGCTTTGCGGCTTCGGTGACAAATAAAATCTTTTCAGCTTTGGTAGTCATAATGTAAAGTTTCTTTCAAGTAAAAATCAATTTCAATACTAGTAGTTTAACAGAGTATTTGTGGCAAGTCAAGTGATTGTTTTTGGCTGTTGTTTTTACACAACAACATCAAGCAATTTCTTTGATTACCTTAGAGAGTAGAACACGGTTAGTCAAACGATTTTGGTTCATCTTTAAGAATGCACCTTTCAACTTACGTGCAGAAACATCTTTGCCTTCGCCAAGAATGTCTGATAGCGAATCATCTTCAGTAGACAAATCTTCACCACCAGGAATCAGAAAATATTCTGAGTAGCCATATCCGTTAACCGAAAAATACTTTTCATTGCGGAACTGTTTATATCCATCGTCTGTCATTATCGTGTTAAAACGTGCCATTGCATTTTGAAAATAACGTCTGCTTTTTGGCAGGATGTAGAACCCAATCAAATTGCAACCAGTACGATCTTTCAGAATTTGCAATAACGTTGGTGTTACACCTTTGTCACTTACACGATAAGTTTTTGCAGAATCTTTATCTTCAATATAAGATACTGAACGGAAATCAGAAGGTCCGATTCTAGTACCACGGTGATCGGAGGATGTAGTCCACATTGTGCTACTGTCTTCTCCGTCTGTCAAAAAGATAACATTCACAATTTCAGACCGAGTACGTTTACGGAAATCATTCACAACATTAGATGCGACTTGAATTGTTGCATTCAACGGAGTACCACCAAGACCCATACCTTCTTTGATGTAATTTGATTTGTAATTTCTACGATAACTTGTATAAGGCTTGTATGCATCGGCAACGTTCAACAAATCATTTGCAAATTTGCGATACGTTTGATTTTTCATACTGCTAGACAAAATGTTCATCAAAGAAAAATAGTCAATGTCTAATTGATTTTCTTCATTCTCAACGATAGGTTGATCTGTTCTGTCCATCAATTTCTTTCGATACTCAGTGCTGAAAGCATAAACATCAAAAGGAATATTCACTTTACGGCAGAAGGTTGACATTGTAATCAACTGTTCGATTGTGCCAGACATGTTGTCTACCATAGAACCAGACCAGTCAATGAACATTACAATGCCGTGATTCTTACCTTGTGCAACAGCACCAATCTTACGGAAGATATCGTCATTGAATTTGTAAGTATGCAATTTGTTTGTGTCAAGTGTACCAGTATCGGAGACTGTTACACGGAGCAACTCAGCCGCTTTCTTTTTCATTTCAAATTCTTTTACAAGATATGCAATAGCATTCTTATTCTTGGATTCAAATTTAGTCAATAGACTAGCATCATAACGCTGATGCGCTTCCAATTCTTCATCATCATAAAATGATTCATCAAAAAATTTTAACTCTTTGAAAGGAATAATATAATTCTTCAAATCAATTTTCTTTTGACTAGTAATCTTGCCTACATTAATTTCTTTTGTTTCTGCAAGACCTTTCAATGCTTTTTGAAATTTTTCATCCGTTATAGATTTAACTTCATCACCATACACCTTCAATTCATTGGGCATAGATTCTTCAAACGTGGGTTCGTTAGAATAGCCATTGTCAAAGCGGTCTTCAGATTCGAAATCATCATCATCACCGTCATAAGAGCCAGAATTGTTTGGATCTACATCATCATAGTCTTCGGTATCTTCACCAAAGCCATCATTGTCACCAAAATCGTCACCATCGAATTCGCCATTCTCTTTGCGCTTTTCGAATTCTTCTTTAGCCTCTTGACGTTTTTGTTCTAACTCTGCTTTGCAAAAATCGTACAAACGTTCGGTGATATCTTTCACTTGTGCAAACGAATCTGCCGTTTCAACTTCGTTAACGTAAAGCATTTCATCGGCATTGAATTTAATGCCTGCAATTGCACCAAGTTTAAAATGCAAATTGATTCTATCAATTAGCATAAGTG